GGGCGCCGCTCGAGCGGGGGGGACGCCGGCGGCGTTTGCCGCGCACGGGGTCAGCCCTCCGCGACGGGGGCTGCGGGCGCGGGCCCCGACGGGGCTGACGGCACCGGTGCAGGCGTCTGCACGGGCTCCGCCGCCTCGGGGGGTGCCGGCGCCACGGCGCGCGCCGGCACGAAGTCGCCCGGATCCTTGGTCGGCACGGTCAGTTCCGGAAGCGGGCGCCGCCCCGCAGGATCGTGGCCGAGAGGAACATGGTGTCGAGGGTGCCACCGGCGCGGACCAGGACGCGGATCCAGCGTTTCCCGCCCGTGTAGCCGATCTTCTGCGCCGTATAAGTGGTCGAGGTCGCAGAGGTGTCGACGAGCACGGAGTCCACGGCCGCCACGGCCGCGCCGGCCGCGGAGTCGAAGAGCACCGCGTAGCGGGCCGCGGTGGCCGACTGGACGTGGTAGCCCTTGGTGATCACGGCCGCGGCCGACGCGTAGTTCGCCAGGTCCACCATCGTCCCGGTGCACGCGGCGGCGATGCACCGCACGGGCGCGATCGTGGTCGCGGGGAAGACGGCGGACGAGAGGTCGGGTCGCTGGTAGGCGCTCGCCGCGGTCAGGCCGAGGCCGACCACGACCATCAGGACGAGGCTGAGAACGGCGGTGCGGAGGCGCATGGTCTGGGTACTCCCCGGTTCGTGCTGCGTGGTGTCGGCGAGGAGGGGGCCGGCCAGGAGCGGCCGGCCCCTCCTCGGCGTCAGGTCAGGTCGCGGTGCCGCGGACGAAGGCGTCCCCGAGCACCGGCATCGCGTCGATCTCGGCGCGGACGATGAAGCCCACCTGGTTCGTCGCGGCGTAGAGCTCGTCCAGCCGCTGGACCTCGAAGGTCAGCGCCCGCGCGACCCAGATGTAGCTGAGGTCGCCCAGGAGGCAGAGGTACGTGCCCCCGCTCGTCGCGTACACCGGGGCGTTCTCCTCCAGGATGTACGGGAAGTCGAGCAGGGTGCTCGGCACGTTCATCATGCCCATGCCGGGCTGCCACATGTAGTTGCCCGTGGCGGAGCCCTTGAGCTTCCGGATCGCGGCCAGGGTGGTGCGGTGCATCACCCAGGTCAGGTTCTTGTAGGCGTCCCGGATGCTGTGCCGCATGGTGATCAGCTTGTCCGGGTCGATCGCGCTCGACGTCAGGAGCGTCGTGTCGCGCGCGGCGGGGATGCCCGCGGCGTCCGCCACGAAGATCCCGAGCGGCTGGTTCGCGCCCGTGCCGCTGTTGAGGGCCTTGGAGACCGGGATCGCGACCTTGTAGGCCAGCCGGTCGCGGACGATGCCCTCGATGTTGAGCGGCGAGGCCCGGAGGAGCTTCTTGCTGACCTTGAGGAGCTTGGCCAGCGGCCACGGGGCGAGCTCGCGCTTTCCGAAGGCCATCGCGCTGTCCTCGCTCCCGGTCGCGAGCTCGGTCGTCCAGTCCGCGTCGTCCGGGTTCGACTCGAGGCTCGGCGCGCCCAGGCTCTGGGCGTTCGGCACGTCGTACTTCGTGGCCGCCGCCAGGAGCGGCGCCTCGTCGTCCATCTTCTGGATCAGCTTGGTGATGAACTCCTGCGTCGGCACGGCATAGCCGCCCTGGCTGGCCGTCCCGACCGACAGGGCGCGCAGCTCATCGGGGCTCGGGTTGCCGACCAGGTACTCGCGGAAGGCGCTCTCGTACTCCGGCTTCCCGCGGGCCTCGAAGGCGGCCCGCACGCCGGGATCCCAGCGGCGCCGGAAGGCGCTCGGGACCAGGTCCCGCTTCTCGTCCTTGCTGCCCGGGGCCGTCGTGTCGGGCCGGATGGGCTCCCGCTGACGCTGCGCGAGATGCTCCTCGCGCTCGGCGAGCTTCTGGGCGCGCTCCTCGGCCTTCTTCTCGCTCGCGAGCGTCGCGTTGATCTCGCCGTCGAGCGCCTCGACGTCCTTGTCCATCTTCAGGTACGTGGTGTCCTCGTCGCCCGTCAGCTCGCGCTTCTCGGCGGTGGCCTTGTCGAGGATGGCGCGCTGAGCGGTGACCAGCTCACCGAGCTTCTGCCGCTTGTCGTTGAGATCCTTCGGGTCCATGGCCGTCGCCTCGCATTCAGTGGGTCGGAAACGTCTCGAGCACCTGGACGACGCACATCGCATGAAGCCGTCCCCGTGGGGCGGGTCCACTGTCGATGCTGCGATCCAGGTGCTCGGTCGGGCGGCGTCCCGGTTGCCCAGGAGGTGCCTCGGTAGACCGCCCGATCCTCCGAGCGGCCGTCGTCCTCGAGCGGCGTGGAATGCGCCGCGGGTGCGTCAGTTATCTCACAGAGGGGATGCTAAGAGGCGGCGCGGACCGACTCAATCGTGTCGAGGCAATATTCCCCGATCCGGACGTCGAGGCTCAAAGCGCCGGCGACCCTGCGCACCGTCTCGAGACGTGGATCGACGCCCGCTTCGATCGCGGAGATCCGGTCCTGCGTCGTGCCCGCGGCCAGCGCCAGTTCGAGCTGGCTCAGGCCGCGGGCGCGGCGGGTGATGCGAACGACGTCGGCCAGCCTCACGCGACGAGGCCGTGGCGCTTCGCGAAGTGCTCGAGCCGCCGGCGGCGCAGCTCGGCGGGGAGGCTCCGTACCGAGACCGCCGGCAACGCGGCCGTGAGGCAGTCGATCCACCGGCGCACCGAGGGTTCGTGCTTCGCGGCGACGTGCCCGTCCTCGAGTGAGCCGAGGACCGCCGCCAGCTCGATGGGGTCGATGCCGCGGACGGCGGCGATCGTGGCGGCGCGCGCCTCCCGCAGGGCCCGGCTCTCGGCGGCGCTGTCCGGATAGGCCGGGAACGTCACGGGGGAGAGGTCGTAGAGCCGCACCTCGAGGAGCGTGCGCGTCACCGATCCATCCGGCTCGGTGAGCCAGTCATCGCGCATGGTCTCGAAGCCGAAGGACGAGCCGACGACGTCGCGGCGCGCCACGCGCCGCGCGAAGTGCTGGTGCATCGGGTCGTCGGCCTCGAGCGTGGCCTCGCCGTCGAGATTGTCGGGGCCGAGCGAGACAGTCAGCGTGCGGTTCGACTGCCGGCCCAGCACCCAGAGCGGATCATGGTTCCAGAGGGCGACGACGTCGCTGCCCGTCTCCTGGAGGGTCTTCGTGAAGGCCCCGGGGTCGATGATCTCCGTGAAGCCCATGTCCTCGGACCGCTTCCCGAAGGGGATGCGCATCCCGATCTTGGGCGGCGCGCCGGCGGCCGCGCGCAGCTCGGCGCCGCCCGTGACGATGCGCCGTTCACGCCGCGGCAGGCTGCTCCGCAACTCCTGGATCTTGTCCATCGGGTCCTCCGGTGCCCGGCATCGCCGGCTTGGGGGGGTTCAGATTCGGGCTCACCTGGAACTGGTCGAGATCCGGCGGTCCGGGATTGAGGTCCTCGTTCTCCCGGCACTCGTTCGGCGTGACGACCCGGCTGGCGATCCCGACCTGGTAGGCCGTGAAGCGCGCCTGCATGTCGCCGCGCGCGAGTGCGTTCATGTTCGCCTTCACGTACAGGCGGCCCTTCTCCTTGCGGCCGAAGAGCTGCTTGTTGCACCGCTGCTCCCAACGCACCGTCCAGGGCCGCACGTGGTTCTGCACGAACTCGATCGCCTGCTGCTCGTTGTTCGAGAAGGTGCCCCGCGTCAGGTCGCCGAGCATGTGCGGCGGGATCCGCAGGATCCGCGAGGCCTCAGCAATCTGGAACTGCCGGAGCCCCAGGAGTTCCGCCTTCTGCGGGTCGATCGTCGTCTGGGTCCACTTCATTCCCTCTTCGAGAATCAAGAGGCGGTGCGCGCGATCGAGGCCCCCGACCTGATTGTCCATCGCCTCCCGGATCCGGGCCTGCGCTTCCTTGGAGACGGTCTTCGGGTGCTCGAGGATCCCGCCCGCACTGAGGCCGCGCCCGAAGAACCCGGCGATAAAGAGCTCCGTCGCGAGCCCCAAGCCGATCGCTTCCCGGTGCCACTCCGGGAGGGAGGCGCCGTAGATCCCGTTCGTGGAGAAGCCGCGCACCCACAGCACCTCGCGCGCCGGCAGCATGGTCGAGCCGCCGACGCCTCCGCCCTGCCCGGCGGGTAGAGTGACGCGCAGCCAGAGTGATCCGTCGGGATCCCGTTCCCATCGACAGCGATCAGGGCTCAAGGGCCACAGTTCGCGGATAATCCCGGCGTTATCGCGCACGATCTGGGAGGCACTCCCGCCGAACCAGAGCGCGTGCGACTGCGCCATCTCAAGGAACTCCATCGAGGTCTGTTCCTCGTTGGGCTCCGAGTGGAGCAGGAAGTAGAGCGGGTGGTTCGTCCGCTCGATCTTGTCGCCCGGGCGGCCCGCCACGGAAGTCGGGACATACTCAAAAACGCTCCAGGGCAGCGAGCCCAGGGTCTCGCCGGAGATCCGCACCCCCGCCGAGATCGCCGTCCAACTGAGTGCCGTCGCCGGGGTGACGTCGACGCCCGACGTGGCGGGCCCGCCGCCGGCCCCGAGGAAGAGCTTCTGGATCCAGTAGGCCGGGTCCTGGGGGTTGCCGATCAGGATGTTCTGGGCCCGCCGCTCGGCGATGGCGCGCTGGAGGAGACCGCTCACGGGGTACGCTCCTTGTCCGGTGCCGGATGCGCCGCTCCGAGCAGGCCGACGATCGCAAGCAGGAGGCCGCCCAGGATCACGCCCGCGGGGCGGTAGACCATGCCGGCACCGAGGGCCATCAGCAGGCCGCCGAGGGCCGTCAGGGCGTCCCAGTGGTTCACGGGGAGTCGGAGCCAGGCGGGCCGTTTCATAGGACCAGGAGCCCTTCGGCGCGTTCGGGGGTGTCGTAGATGGAGGCGGCGGATTGCCCCAAGAGGGCGCGCCCCAGGGCCATGATCAGCGCCACGGCGCCGTCGATCTTGTTCTCGCGGAGCCCCTTCCGCGGAAACACGTTGCCGTTGGCGTCCTCCCGGCACGTCACGTTGGACATCTGCCAGGCGAGGCAGGGGTTTCCGTCGTGGTGCAGCTGCCCGGACTTCGTCAGCGCCTCCACCATCTTCATCGGGTCGCTGAGGTGCTTCACGACCTGCGGGATCTCGATCACCGTGAGGCCCTCGGCCGCCAGTTCCTGGGCGAGCTGCGTGGCGCCCCAGGGATCGAAGGCGAGCTCGGTCACCGGCGTCACGTCATGGTCCGCGCGCAGGTCGTTCCGGATGCGCGAGAAGTCCGTCACGTCGCCCTCGGTGCCGATCAGGTGCCCGTCCTTCACCCAGCCCTGATAGTGGCGGTTCCGCGGATCCTCGACGCTGGCGAGCGGGACGTAATACCGGCCGAAGGCGTAGTAGTGCGGCGTGCCGTCCACCTCGCGGCGGAACACACGCATCGTCGCCGTGAGGTCGAGCTTCGCGGAGAGGTCCACCGCCACCCAGCACGGCTCGCCGGCGAAGCTCTCGACGCGGAGCGCCGGATCCGCCTGGCGGTTCCACCACTCCATGTTCATCCACGCATCGCGCGCGGTGACCCAGACGTCCAGGTGCTTCGTCTTGAAGACCGATTGGTCCCGGCTCGAGTTCAGCGCGGCCTTCTGCGCTTCCCGGAGAAACTCGGCCGAGACGGAGACGCCCATGTTGGGGTTCGCCATCCGGAGCGCCGCGTCCGACGTCCAATCGGTGTCGTCGTCGATCGTGTAGGTCAATCCGAAGAGGCGGTCGTCGGGCTGGGTGCCGTCGAGCATCTTCTGGATACGGTCCACCAGGGCGTAGCAGGGGCCGGCGATGTCCTCCCCTGCCGTCGTGATCACCAGCATCAGCGGCTGCCGTCGGGCACCCATCCCGGTCGCCATCGTGTCGTAGAGCGTCGGGTCCGGGTGCTCGTGGTACTCGTCCACGATCGCGAGCGAGGGGCTCGCGCCATCGCCGGGCTTTCCGATCACGGGCTCGAATCGTCCGCCCGTGGCGACCACGGCCAGGCTCTTCGCGTTGACCGTCACGCCATAGGCCCCGACGAACGCCGGCGTCCGCTCCGCCATCTGCTTGGCCGGCCGGAAGACCTCCCAGGCCTGCTTCTCGGACGTCGCGCCGCTGTAGATCTCCGGGCCGAACTCGCCGTCCGCGGTGAGGTGATAGAGACCGAGGCCGGCCGCGATCGTGCTCTTCGCGTTCTTGCGCGGCACGACGAGGACCACGACGCGAAAGCGCCGGAGTCCGGTCCCCTTCTCTTTCCATCCCCAACCCGTGCAGACGAAGAAGCACTGCCAGTCCTCGAGCCGGAGGCGCGACGCCTTCGGGCGCCCGGACTGCGGGATGGCCCAGTGCCCCTTCACGTGCGGCAGGAGCTCGAGGAAAGCGCACACCTTCGCGGCCGCCGCCGCATCGAAGCGGTAGGCGAAGTCGCGCCGCTTCTGCGCCGCCAGGTCCGCGAGATGGCGCTTGCAGGCCAGCCGCACCCAGCGACAGGCCGGGATCTTCCCGGCACACACCGCCGCGGCGTAGCGCCGCGCGCGCACCGCGTAGGAGACGACGGCGCTCATCGCCGCGCGAGCCTTAGGAACGGGTTCTCGTCCTGCTTCTTCGGGGGCACCTGCACGCGCGAGTTG